GACTATGTAAAGGGTGTACGAGACAATATGTCTGTACCAGTTTCTAGACCACAGGCTCCAGACGAATACAGCATTGTACAATCCACAATTCAATTAGTTGACGGTTATGCTGTCGACACATATACACTAGGATAATATATGGGCCGTCCTTTATATACTAATAACGCAGCCACTTATTTGGCTTTTGGAATAACCAATACAGCAACAACAATGCAGGTGTCTGCTAATGCTGGAGGATTATTCCCAAACCCAGTTGGTGGAGACTATTTCTACGTTAGCTTAATTAGTTTAAGCGGCCCAATCATTGAGATTGTAAAGTGTACTGCACGTAACGGTGATATTTTCACTATTGAGCGTGGACAAGAAGGCACTACACCTTTGTATTGGAATACTGGCGATAACGTACAGTTGCGTATTACTGCTGCTGGTATGAATTTTGCTACTGGTGGGTTTGCTCAAAACCAAAGTTATGCAACAGCAAGTGCAAATCAAACTGTATTTACAGTTCCATTTACTTATGATGCTGGTGGTGCAAATTTATATGTATTTGTAAATGGAAGTAAACAAGTTAATACATTAAATTACACAGAAACATCTACAACATCTATTACATTTTCTTCTGGCTTAAACGCTGGAGATATTGTTGAATTTATAACAGCATAAAGGTAATTAATGGCAAATATGCTTTTCGCAAACAATGCTAACACAACGTTAGCTTCCAGTTTAACTTCTGGGGCTACGTCTATGAGTGTTACATCTGCGACAGGCTTTCCATCGCCTACTGGTGTTCAATATTTTTATTGCACATTAGCTGATGCTGCTACTCAAACAACTATTGAAATTGTTAAAGTAACTTCAGTATCAGGAACTACTTTTGCTATTACTAGAGCACAAGACGGAACATCTGCCACAGCGTTTGCTGCAGGTGCAGTAGTATCTTTACGTTTAGTTCGTGCAAGTCTTAATGACTTTCCTAAGTTGGATGAAACCAATACATTTAATGCTGACCAAGCTATTAGCGGTCAATTAACCTCTTCTGCTGGTTTAGCAACTACAGGAACATTTACTGCGACTGCTCCTAGCGATGGTCTAGTAATGGACTATGCAACTGGTTTTGGTCGGTTTAGTGCTTTTGCTGGAGATGGTTTTCAATGGTATAACGCTGGTATAGCCAACACTAAGTTGATGCAGTTGTCATCAAGTGGCGTAATTACAACAGCTACTTGGAACGGTGCTACTGTAGGAGTTTCTTATGGTGGTACAGGATTAACTACATTAACTGCTGGTTACATTCCTTATGGTAATGGTACAAGTGCTTTTGGTTCTTCTTCTAATTTATTTTGGGACAACACTAATAGCCGTCTTGGTATTGGAACTTCTAGCCCAAGCTATACACTTCATGTAACTGGAGATGCTTTTGCTGCTAACTTTAAAGTTGGTCTTGGAAATTCTATTTTTGCAACAAGCGATGGATATAACGGTTTATATACTTATGGAAGTTCAGGGTCTGGATACACAAGTTCTGTAGGAATATATACAAATGCTGTTCAAAAAGTTTTAATAGATTCTAGCGGAAATACTGGAATAGGAACTAATAGTCCATCCACATACGGAAAATTAGCTGTTAACGGTGCTATTGCTCAAATAGCTGCTGCTGGTTCTTATTCTATTGATATAACAAACAACGCATCCTCTATAGCAAATGGTGGAACTGTAAACTTTTCCAATATGTCAGGAATGATTATTGTTAATAGCTCAACTTCAGCATCTATTGCTATTTGGCTTGTAAGCGGTGGCTCTACTTCTGCTGTTTCAAACGTAAATGGCGCAACAGGTACAATGACTTACAATAGCGGAATTGGTGGTTATACTTGGACAAATAATACTGGTTCAGCTAATTCAGTAGCATTTTTCTGCGTAAGAACAAGACAAACGGCATAACTATGACATATACATCTACTTTTGTTGGTAACAATATGTATGAAATAGAAACATTTTTTGGTGGAGAGCCAATTACATTTAATGTAGTTGTTGCTAAAGATGAATCAGAAATAGACTATTTAGTTCAATTTCGATTAAATGAGTTATCTAACCCAAAGCCTGTTTCTGAAGTTCCAGCATCTGAGACAACTATTTCAGACTTACAAACGCAATTAAACGCAATACAAGCTCAAATTGCTGCATTAACAGCAACAACCGCATAAGGTAAAAAATGACAACATTAATTCCAAAATATGACCAAGGCTCTACAGGGGCTGTAAATAGACCAATAAATTTAAAACTTGAAGAAGTTGTAAGCGTAAAAGATTTTGGTGCAGTTGGCAATGGAACTACAGATGATACGGTTGCTATTCAAAATGCAATTAACCAAGTTGGGAATTTAGGCGGTGGAACTATATATTTTCCAACAGGAACTTATTTGATTAGTGCTGTTCTTAATGTTGTCCCTTCTGGAATAAGTTTTGTAGGTGGCTCAAGTTATGCTTCTGTTATAAAACAAGAAACATTAAATTCTGGAATTTTGCACATAACTGGAAATTACACAAACATTCAAAATTTAGGATTTTCCTATGATGGAACACCTGTAGCTGGTGGAACAGCAATATATTGTTATGGGTCAAGTTGTAGTTTTGAAAATTTTGTAGTAAACAACGCTTATATAGGTATAGATTTTGATAGCGGTGTTGCTAACAAATGTACAAATTTTGAACTTTATTCTTATGTGTCAATAGGCTTATTTGCACATAACTTAAATGATTTATTTGTTTCTAAGTTTATTATTAACGCAAATAACAAAACAAACGGTGCTTTAGGTGGAATTAGATTAGCAGAAAAATGCGAAGCGTTTGTTTGTTCTGATGGAGATATTCTTAATGGTTTATACTCCATGACAACAGCAGCTACGGTTTACGGTGCTGGAACTAGACCTGCGTATAATAACTTTACTAACATATTTTTTGATTCTTCTGAACAAGGTGTTTTTTTAGGAGATATTGTTGAAACCGAATTTGTTGGTTGTTGGTTTAGCAATGGAAGAACAACGTCTGGCCCAGCATACTCAGGATGTACTATAGTTACAGCAAATAGTTTAAATTTTACTTCATGTAGATTTTTTAACTGCGGAACTAATGGATGTCTTGTTACTGTACAAGCAACTAGCACAATTTTTACTGCGTGTAATTTTGAAAGCAATAGCGTTACTTCTGGGCCTGGTAATGGTCATGGATTGTATATTGAGCCAAATGAAGTAAACTTTGTTGTTCAAGGTTGCAGAGCAGCAAATGGTTTGTATTCAGGTCAGCAAGGCTATGGAATATACATTGCAACAGGAACTTCTAGTGCTTATTCAATAACAAATAATTTGTTAATTGGAAATTACACAGGCTCTTTGTTTGATGGAGGTACAGGCTCAATTAAAAATATATCTGGAAATGCTGGATACTTAACAAGAAATTCTGGAGCAGCAACTATAACTTCTGGCGGTACTTCAGTAGTTGTTTCTCATGGTTTAGCAAAAACACCATTGCCAGCAAACATTTTAATTACTCCTTTAGTTCCAACTGGTTCAAATCCAATGTTTGTTAATGGCGGTTCTGTTACAAGTACAACCTTTACAGTTAGCACTAATGCTGCTGTTTCTGGTGACTTTTCTTTTTCATGGCAAGCAGACATTGTTGGTAATGGATAAGTTAACTATGTGGAAACATTATTGTCCTGTTGAAAAAGAGTGGCTTGAAGTAGGAAAAGGGCAATCTTGTAATTGGTGTGATAAAAAGGAAGAAAAATGAAAACATTTACATTAGAAGATAATGAAGCAGCATTTATTGTTCGTGTAGTAGGCCAATTGCCTACTGAATCAGGAGCATATCCATTGCTTCAAAAACTACAACAGCAATTTGCTTTAATCGAAGACGAGCCAAAGGCAGAATAAATGACAACCACTTACTCACAATCTAGGGACGCAGTTATTAATGGGGCACTCCGTGTATTGGGAGTAATTGGTGCTGGAGATAGCCCTACCCCACAGGACTATCAGAACTGCTCAGAAGCACTAAACCTGTACATTAAACAACTACAAACTAAGGGTATGCCCTTATGGTTAGTAGAAGACCTCCCAGTACCTATGGTTGCAGGTCAATATACCTACACATTAGGCCCAACAGGTGATGTAGTCTGTGACCGTCCATTAAGAGTCGTTATGGCGTTCATTAGAAGCCCTCAGGGGAACGATACAACCCTTCAGGTCATCTCACGTCAAGAGTATATGCAACAGGGCTATAAACCCTCTTCAGGCACTCCTAATCAGGTCTATTACGACCCACAGTTGGGTAATGGCGTATTGTATGTATTTAACAATCCGAATGCCGATGGATGGACTATCCACTTACAGGTACAGCAACCTATTTCAGACATCCTAACTCCTAATGCAGTTCCCCAGTTTCCTTCTGAATGGTTCAATACATTAAAGTTTGGCCTAGCTGACCAGTTAGCCCTTGAGTATGGTGTTCCTGCACAGGTACGTGCTGAACTAGCTCAACGTGCCGCTAAGTATGAAGAAGTAATGACCGATTGGAGCCAAGAAGAGGCTTCTACCTCTTTCTCACCTGATTACCGTTTTAGGAACTAATTATGGCAATTAGCCGTATACCTCTCGCTCATAACATAGGCTCTCGTGATGGAACCTTAAACAAGGATTCAAAGCTAGGCAATGCGATTATCGAAGTAGAGAAAAAAGAGTCTATTGCAGCCGTTAAACGCCCAGGACTCAAAACCTATCAGACTCTAACTGCAGGAGAAGGACTTGGTATCTTTGCCGCTGGT